GCTTCCTTCAGATTTCACCTCACGGTGAACACCCTTGCTGTTTAGCTAATGGTTCCCACTACCAAGCCCATAGCGGACTTTCACCGCCTAGTTACTGCCCATGTCGGGCGAACCATGAAAAAAGGGGAGTTTCCTCCCCTATATATTACTCGAATCTATACAGACCATATTTACCTTCAGGAACAGTAATAGCACCTGCACCTATTCTACGTGAAAAGAATATTTCTGGTTGCATATCATTTCTACCCATACCATCTTTCATATCGACAAGAGCTTCGCCTTCAAAAAGAACCTTAACGATCTTCTCGCTTGCAGGAAGAACTATTATATAATTAGTATTAACTTTAAAAGAATTAGTACCTGCACCATATGCTTGAGGAAGAGCAAATAAATCAGTACCCCTAAAGGTATCGTAATATCCCATATTATTAGCAGTATCCCTAGCCCTGTCGGAATAACCAAAACCATCAGCTATATTAACAAGACTTGTAGTTGTCCCAAAAATCTGTACTTTTTCAACTCCATTGGCAGCTTTAACATGCTCAATTAAATTAGTGAGGGAAGCAGCATCAAAACCACCATTCACTTTAAAGTTGGTTCCAACGGCAGAATAAGAATTATAAATAGTATCAGAGATAAGTTCACCAACATAGTTAGACATAGCGACAGAAGCCTTTTCAGTTAATCTACCCATATCCATTTTGCCCGCCATAAACATATCAAATTCTTCGTAGAATTTTATTGCTTTATTAGTAGTAGCAACTGTAAAGTTTCTGTCTATAATTTTATTTCTTTCAACATCCATATTACCACGAGCAACAGTAACTACGGGATATGTAGTATTATCCTCAACAAAGAAGTATGGTTTGTCGCCTACAGCAGTATCTTTAAATTCTGCAAAAGCATCAAATTTACCAGCAAGGTTAGCGTGCATGGCAACGGGCATAATTTCTGCCATAATAGCAAAAACTTTATACCTATTTTCCATGAACTTATAATAATTCCATTCGCCCCCGCAAGCATCTCTAACTGCATTACGGATAGCTTCATTGAGTTGTTCTTTTGTATATCCTTCTCTTACGACACTATTAGAAGCATCGAAAGCAAGTTTTTGTAAGTCAGTCATTACAAAAATATTCATATTATATATTCCTCCTTCTTTTATATTTTAATTTTAATATGCTTTGATACATCTAATTTTGACCATTGGTACTCCAGCTTTTGTAAAAAGTTCATCAATAACAAAGACTACTTCTTCACCAGTTGCTAGTGTGTCAAGACATTCAGGTTTCATTGCACCGGCTTTAGGAACAACAAATTTTCCAACGTCAAGAGCACTTGTATTAGTTACATTAGCAACAGGAATAGAAACTACCATTCCAACATACGGAGCATAAGTCCTTACAACTTGACCAGTAGCAATTACGTAATCGTTTTCAGTTTTTTCTGCTTCATAAGAAAGAGGAACATCAAGCACCATTACCATTCCAGCATCATCTACAGCAACAGGAGCAGCACATGCATAAGTCTTATCAGCAGCCTGTGTTCCAACCACTACAATATATCCATTTGCACAATCAGCAGGAGCTACCACATTAAATATAGGGCAAGTAGCACTTATTCGATTTAATACGATTTGATTAGCCATAAATTTATTACCTCCTATTATAAATAATTATTTTTCTTTTTTAATATACTTTTCAGCACTACCATATAAACCATCGTTAGTATTAGATGTATTAGTATCTATACTAACTCTACTAAAATTCTGTTTCTTTTGTTTATTAGTATTAGGTTTGTGCTTCATTTTACCTTCGATTGCATATAATTCTTTTTCTAAAGCATCTAATTCAATAAATAATTCACCTTTCTCAAATGATTGAGATATGTTGTTCTTCAATGCTTTAAATTCTTCATTCTCTGCAAGAATAGGCTCAAATTCTTCAACTAATGATTCAATATCAAATTTAACGATTTCAAATTCATTTTTATTTTTATACTCTGTTAATTGAGATATTAAAACATCTTTTTCATTAATGGCAGATTCAAACTCAGCTAATTTAGTTTTTAACTGTTCATTTTCTTCAAACGTAGATTCAAATTTACTCCTATCTTCTTGTATTTTTTGATTTTCTGCTTCGGTTAACCAAACTTTAATCATTTTTTCCCATGAACTCATATCAACCGTAGCAGTAATAGTAGCTTCATCAAATGAATATTTGAATCTACCATATGTACACTCATGATCATTTGCCGTCCAGTAATTTTTTTCTACATATACAAATTCATCATCAAAATCTGAAACCCAATAATAAGTTTCTTCGATTATTTTATCTTCTCCATCTCTAACTATAACTGGGTCTAAAGCATTTCTTAATGCCTCTCTTCTTTGATTATATGTGACAGAAAAACCCATATCCATATTATCACCTTCCTTTTTTTTCCCCATCGTTTGTGCTTCACCCCCTTCCAACGAAGAAGATTGAGAATTGAGTTCTTTATTAAGCTGTTCAACTCTCTTATAAAACTCTTGAGAGAATTTCTGATTATTATCAAATTTCCCAAGAACCCGCATACTAGCACCCTCCATACCAGGTAATATATTATCACCCAATATAGTTATACCAGTATATCGATATGCTTTAATATCTATGATGCCGTCTTCTCTTACTTCATACGCATCAACAACTATTTCCATTGATACCGATTTATTTGGATTTTCTTGGAGAATTTCATAACCTTGATTAATATAGTCTTTCCATAGATAACCAATTACTTTAACATATTTCTTACCATTTTTCTCAACATATTCATATTGATTAGTTTCCGGTACAACACCAATAGGACGTTCAAGATAGATTACTTCAATTTCCCCATCTTTAAAAACTATTTCCATTTCATGCCCAGAAAAATCTTTTGCATCACTTCCATCAATTTTTTTAATATAACCAAGTATAGGTATATTTTTAATTGATTCTTTAGTAACATCAGCATCTATTACTTCAAATTCAAAATTAGATTTATTAAGATTTGTTTTATCATGCATAACTAATATTTCAACAGGTATTTTAAGATCGTCTTCTTGTAATTGTGTAGAAGTTTTATATTGGACAGGGATACTAAGATATTGTTTCAACTACATATCACCACCTTCAATTAAAAAACAGTTTATTAGATAAGAGTATTTCATTCTTGGCATATTTTGATATATAAATCTCCTTATTATTAAGAAATATAGTTACTGGTTTACCATCAATAATTGTTTCGCCATATTTTTGTAAACCAGATTCTTCTAAATCCTTCGCAACATCCTTATGAAAAACATAAATAAATTTCATTCTTCAACCACCTTTTTATATCCTGGAATTCTATTTATACTCATCAACTTTATTTGCACTATCTGTTTTATCTTTAGCCTTCTTTTTTGGTCTACCATTCTTTAAGTCGTCTACTGAAAGTTGCGAACTATTTATCTTTGGTTCTAACCAACTATCCATATCCAATACTTTTTCAGTTTTAGCAAGATTCATAATATCATAAGGTTCTATTCCACTAGTAACTGCAAACAAACTCCTACTTCCGCCAGCCTGAACATCGCTATAATATCTTTCATGCCAATCCAATTGATTAAACTGATTTATTTTTAAAAATTTTACTTTACATTTATATTGTTTAATTTGCAAATTAACAAAATTTTCAAAAAAATAAAGCAAAGGATAAATTTTTGAAGCATCAGCAAGTGTAGAGTATTCTAACCCTAATGTACTCGCAGCATTAAAAATACTTTCACTAATACCGCTATCTTGCATAACCACCTTATTTGAATGTTCGACTAAATTAATTACATTTGATTGAACTTTATCTAACGCAATACCCGTACAATCAAAAGGGTTTGTAAGAGGAGCAGTATTGCGTGGTAAATGTGATTTTGCAGACTCATGATAGGCTTCTACAATTGGTTTTTCCATAAGTGGTTCGCCAGTATCTTTGTTTACTGGAACCTTCATATGAACTAATTTTATATTGTTTTCTTTTATATAATCTGATTGATAATCTTTATCTGCTTCTAAAGAACTTAAATCCCCAAACATTGGTGCAAAATAAGGATAATCGTGTTGCACTTTTCTCATGTGGACAAAAATGGCAAACCCCTTATTACTTACTTGATATAAATATTCAGGGACACTTATACCATCTATAGTTTTTTTAGTTTTTTTCTTACCTCCATCTTTCCATTCCTGATAATAATTTTGAATTTCTTTTGGATACTCATAAACTCTTAAAGGATCAATTAAACTAACATTAACATAATATCTCCAAATATTATTATCATCGATATGACTAAGTTGACATATAGAAGAATCTATTTCAACTATTATATTATTGGTATCATCCATCATATTATAAAAATAACTCTCTCCGTTAATTAGCGACCTTCTAAGAAGAGAAGGAAAAACTGTTTTTACATTTATTTTATAAACTGTTTTAGCAGCTTCATGATATCTATTTCTAATTGTCGCTTCTTTTACATCATCAACGTCTTCGCATTCTAAAACATAGTCCCATGTTAAAATGTTAGATAAATAATCAAGAAAATTATTATACATCGGAGAATTATATAAAAGATAATTGGATATATTTTGTAATTCTTTATAATTACCATAAGGGTTAAGTAGTAATCTATTTATTTGTTCGCTAGTATAAACTCTAGTAGCTGAATTTGGAGGTGTTGTAGCCCATAAAGGTTGGACATTACTCCGAGCATAATTTTCAGGTATAAAAAATTCATTCTCTTTTAATTTTTCTTCGTTGTTTTTAATAAGTGTGTCAGTTTTTTTTGTCTTACTAATATTGTTTTTAATTTTTGCCAAACATAATCACCTCCTCATTATATAATTTTTAATATAAAACATAATCTAACCAATTAAATTTTTGTTTTTTTGAAATTTTATTTTTCTTTTCTTCTAAATAAACCCAATATAATCCATACATTAACGCAGAAAATTTATCTTTTGGTATAGAGCGAGATATTTGTTCTACTTCCGAATCATTACCTCTCTGCTTATATAGCAGATTCATAATTTCGTCACAAAGATTGTTGGTAAGTATGTATGGTATCTCAGCAAGTGCAATTTCTTCGCTATCGTCTTTAAATTTTTTTTTATTTTTCTTTTCCAGCTCTTTAAGTCCTTCGTTTGGCGTTTTTAATAATTCAACATCTAATTTATTAAATACTTTCATAATGTTATTAATCATATCACTGTTTTTGGTTTCTTTTCTTTGTGATTTTAAAGCGTATACCATCGGTATAGCGTCTTGAGTTTCGTATTTAGTCCATTGATTATCTATATCATTGACAACTTTATATGGTGGGTTTCCATCATTTAAATCCAATACCAACTGGTCAACCACTCCTGATCCAATTCCATTAGCATCAATTACTAAAATACTAGCCTTATATTCTCTTACTTTTTCTTTTAAAAACTTTGCTTGCCAAGTATCGTGTTGTCCTTCGGAAGAAAATATATTAACAATCTGTTTATGATAAGTCCCATCTCCACGGGGAGTAAGTTTAATAACCACTAAGGCACATAACGCATTTTCTTTTCCTGTGCTTCGGGATACATCATATGCAAGTACATATTGTACTTTTGTATCTCCGCAATGCTCCCATTCTGCTATAGATAATGTTCTACATTTATTTAATTTTTCATCAGATACTAACGAACCGGATGAAGAACCTGTCCAGATCGATTGATATTCACGCATAAAATCCATAATACTATAAGTTGGAGATTCCCGCAGTTCTTCTATAAAATCAATATCTAATTGTCCATGTAAACAAGGGAGTTCATATGAATTACCAAGACAAAACGCAGATTTACCATCTATCATATCTTGATAAACTTCTTTTAATTTTTGATATCCAAATTGTTGCTGTGTGCCAGCCGTTGTTAAATATATCTCGCATTTATGTATCTCATTAGGATCAATTTTATTACACATGGCAGTACGGTCATTAGCCATAAGAGGGATTACTACCGAATTCAATATGTCGCCATCAAATTTTTTGTCTACAATTTCTTCAATCGCACCACCAAATCTACGACCCCCACGAGTGGTATCTCTCATTTGCACAACATCATATTTAGAACCATTGTAGAAAATAAGTTTAGTGTAATCTTTATTTTCTACAAATGTTTTAACTTCATTTCTCAACAAAGGGTAAAACTCAAATATATCATTTAAACAATCTGCTGTAATTTTAGCAGCTTGTTCTTTTCCAGGTGCGCAACAAAATAGTTTTGTACGAGGGTACATAATACATTTTAATACAAATGCTAAATTTTGAAGAAAACTTTTTGAAGTCCCACGAGTTGCTGTTAGAAACACCTTCCTATATCTCATCATTATTCTAAGATAAACTCTTTGATAAAAATATAATTCTATTCTAGGTTCATCTCCTGATATATAATCAAGAAACCTGTCTGGATAATATCTAAAATAACTACATAATTCACGCCATTTTTCTTTATGTTTTTGAAATCCTTTTAAAATTTGCTCATTTACTTTATTTGTTTCAAATAAATCTGGTCTTTTAAATGTATCAGAATCTCGAAATTGCCTATCTTTTATACTAAAATTTTTATAAGAAGACATTAAATATCACCTTCATCTATTTTAGGAGTATCAGAAGGTGGTTCCGACATAGTTTCAATTTTATTTAATTTTAAAATAAAATTAGCAATATACATAATTGTTTTATCTACTATATCCTGAGTTAACCCTTTTATTTTTTGATAATGTTCCCAAGGAGGAATGAAATCTTCTTTTTCAACTTCTGCGTATATTTGACCAAACCCTCTTAATCCACCTGTTTTATCTATATCAGATTTATCAATAGCCCTAAATTGCGAATCTGCCATATATTTTGAAAATAAATCTCCAAGTTTTTTAGCTTCCTCATAATGTCCCTTTTTTAATTCGATGTCCATTTTCATTGAAATTAAAGCAAGTTTTTTCAAATATATTTCTTCCTGTGGGGTTTCAATTTTATTTTTATCTTTCATATCCCAATAAAATTGTTCAAGTTTAAAATATTCTTCACTAGAATACTTCCCCCATCTATTTATAACATCTGAGCTAACTTCAAAGGAGTTATCTATATTTAGATTTACGGGGTTTATGCTTTCAGGTTCAAATTTACTATCTTTCCATGTTTTTCTTTTAAATTCATTCATTTTAGAATTAGCAATTCTTATGTATACACTCCAAGGGTCTTCGGGGTTTTTTTCTTTTGAAGATTTCCAATAGGAATATATGAAAGGAATATCTAGTAATTGCAATATTTTATATACAGTTTCTATATTGCTATAATCAATCATTGATTTTACACATTTTTTACAAATATTAAGTTTCCCATCCATTGATAATACAGAGTTTGTATTATAAAATTGAGTTAAAGATATCTCTCGTTTACAATTATCACATATTTTTTTTGTTTGTGACTTTAATGCTTTATTTGTATTATTTTTTGCCTTTGGCATAAAGCCACTCCCTTCTGTTCTTCTTTAAATAAAAATAGAGTAGGGAATACCTACTCAAAATAATACTACCAATTCATGAATTGTTTTATTTTTTCTAAAATCCAATCTTATTCCTATCTTCGCACTTATAATTATCCTCTGATACTTAAGGATGTTCAAATCCTATAGCCTGTATTTGCTCTGCTTTTTTATGGTTAAAAATTTCAAAATATATATCGAAAATAGGGAATATATATCTTTCTAACATTAATCCAATAAAAATTCCAAGATAAAACAACTGCATATATACGCCAATTTAACCCTTCATTAATC